GCCGCCGACAGCGCCGGCGCGGCCTGCTGACCTGTCGGACGACGCGGCGGAAGAGTGGGACCGGGTGGTCCCGGTGCTCGACGCCATGGGGATGGTGACCGTGGTCGACCGGGCTGCGCTCGTCGCGTACTGCGAAGCGTGGGCCCGGTACCTGGCGGCGGTGCGGATTCTCCGACGGTCGCCAGTTGTGGTTCGCAACGCCGGGAGGGTGTCGAAGCATCCAGCTGTGCAGGTGGCGCGCGATGCAGCGACTGAGATCCGGGGTTGGGCGTCAGAGTTCGGGCTGACACCGTCGGCCCGCGCCCGGTTGACGTTGCCCGGCTCCGATGAGGACGAGCTCGAGGCGCTGCTCGCATGATCTCGTTCACTCGAGCCGAGATCGACGAGATCCTGATGGCCCGGCAGGGGACGGTCTGTTTCCGTCCGGGCTGCTCGGCGCGATGGGTGCACCGGGCTCATATCAACGGGTCCGGTGCCGGCGGCCGGCCTTCGACATTCCGCCCAGACAACATCGTCGGGTTGTGCGAGTCGTGCCACGCTGTGTTTGACGGTCGGGAGCTTGCTGGCCGCCAACGGCTCCTGCGGGATCTCATGGCAGCGCTTGTCCGGGTCGCTGACGCTGGCTGCGGCGGCGATGCAATTCGATGAGGCCCGCGCCGACAGGGCGGTCCGGTTCTTCGAGCGGGTGCTGGTGCACACCAAAGGCCGGTGGGCGCGTCGGCCCTTCCTGCTCGCCGATTGGCAGCGCGACGACATCATCCGGCCGCTGTTCGGGTCGGTCCGGTTCGACGATCAGTTCGACGAGTGGGTGCGGGCGTACCGCATAGCGTGGATCGAACTCGGTCGTGGGAACGGCAAATCTGAGGTGCTGGCCGGCATAGCGCTGTACTTGCTGACTGCCGACGATGAGGAATCGGCCGAGATCTACGGCGCCGCGCGCGACCGCGATCAAGCGACGCTGGTGTTCAACGTGGCGAAACGTATGGTCGAATTGTCGCCGACGTTGCGCCGGCGGCTGACGGTGGTCGAGTCTCGCCGCCGGATCGTCGACCCGCGGACCAACAGCACCTACCAGGTGATCGCTTCCGACGCCGCCGGGAACCTGGGGCAGGGTCCGCATGGCGTCATCTTCGATGAGATCATCTCGCAGCCGAACCGCGATCTGTGGGACGCCCTGAAGTCCGGGCTCGGGAAACGTACTCAGCCGCTGATGGTGGCGGCAACGACCGCGGGTAACGACCTGGCTGGATTCGCGAAGGGCGAGCACGACTACTGCGAACGCATCAGTGCCGACCCGTCGCTCGATCCGTCGAGGCTGGTCTATCTGCGGAACACACCTGCTGACGCAGACCCGTGGGATGAATCGAATTGGTACTTCGCCAACCCGGGGCTCGGCGACTTCCTGTCATTGGAGACGTTGCGAGCTGAGGCGCGGGAGGCGCGGAACGACCCGACGAACGAGAACGCGTTTCGACAGTTCCGGCTCAATCAGTGGGTGGCGCAACAGACGAGGTGGCTGCAGCTCGAGGTATGGGATAGATCGGCAGGGATGGTCGTCGAGTCGGACCTCATCGGTGAACCATGCTTCGGCGGCCTCGACCTCGCGGCGACATCGGATCTCGCGGCGCTGGCCTGGGTATTCCCACCCGAATTACGTCAGGGTGACGAAATCAGGACGGAGGGTGATGGTGCCCAATTCGATGTGGTGTGGCGGTTCTGGACAACCGAGGCGACGGTCGCCGCCATGGACAAGGCGACCGGCGGCCAGTTCGGCCAATGGTGCCGGTACGGGCTGATCGAAGTCTGCGCCGGCGACGCGATCGACTATTCGATGATCCATCGCCGGATCTTCGCCGACGCGGCACGGTTCGACGTCCGGGAGATCGGTCTCGATCGATGGAACAGCCAAGCGACGTACAACGAATTGGACGCGGCAGGGATTGACGCGACCGCGTTGGCGCAGGGGTACCGGCTGTCACCGGCGCTACGTGAGATCGAACGCCTCGTCAAAGGCGAAATGCTGCAGCACGGCGGCAACGGTGTGGCCAGATGGAACGTCGGCGCCGCCGAGGTCAAGAGGGACACCGACGACCGGATCAAGCTGGTCAAACCCGACCGCGGCGCCACATCGGTCCGGGTCGACGGTGTCGCCGCTTTGGCGATGGCACTCGATCGGTGGTCTGCATCGCGGGCCGTGGACGACACTGGCGGGTTCGGGTTCTGGACTTTGGACGAGGTCGAGGCATGACGACGGAAGGGGTTCGGATGAGGGCGGTAGTGATAGTCGGCGCCATTGTGGCGCTCGGGTGCTCGATGATGTTGGGGGCTGCGGTCCTCGCCGGCGGACTGGCTGGTGGACTGGCGGCCGGCGGTGCGCTGCTGACTGCGTTCGGGCTGCTGGTCGATATCAGGAAGTGACCGCGAAACGTAGGGGTCGGTGCCGGCGTCGAGTCCGGGGGGGCGTGTGAACCTGTTGCAACGTATGGTCGGCCGGGAGGCCGGCGGGGAAGCTCGGGCAATCGACGCGGCGAGCTTCGGGCTCAATATCGACGACTTCGGCGGGTCGACATGGGCCGGTGTGAACGTGTCGACCGACGCGGCGCTCGGATACATTTCGGTGTTCGCTGCGGTGAACCTGATCGCCGACGCGATCGCGTCGTTTCCGGTGCACGCGTACCGGAAGTCGGGTACCGCGCGTCGGGCAGTCCCGACACAGCCGGCATGGTTGGACGACGTCAACGGGCAGCCGAATCCCGAAACTGACCGGTTTACGTGGGTTCACCGGCTGGTGAACAGCATGGGGCTCGACGGCAACGCGTACGGGCTGATCGCCGACCGCGACAAGCTCGGGTATCCGTCTGAGATCTGGAATCTGCACCCTGACGATACGACACCGATCCGGCAGGGCGGCGAGATCCGGTACCGGGTCAAGGGCCGGTCGCGGACGTTGGGCCGGTACTCGCGGGCCAATCCGAACGGTGAGGTCGTGCAGGTGAAATGGTTCGACGCCGGCGGGCTGCGTGGGCTGTCACCGATCGAGAAGGTCGCCCGGCAGGGCATCGCGATGGGGTTGGCGTCTGAGGAATACGGCGCGAGGTTCTTCGGGCAGGGTGCGATCCCGCCGGGGATCGTGTCAGTCGAGGGCGCACCGACACCGGCGGCGCTGAAGGAAATGGCGAAGTGGTTCCGGGACCAGTACGGCGGCCGAGCTCGGGCACATACGCCGGCGGTCATGTCGGGGGCGAAGTGGGAGCCGGTGTCGATCACACCGGAGGCGGCGCAGTTCTTGGAGACTCGCCGGTTTCAGGTGTCTGAGATTGCCCGCATGTACCGGGTGCCGCCACACCTGATCGGTGACGTCGAACGGTCGACGTCGTGGGGGTCGGGGATCGAGGAACAGAATCGGGCGTTTTACACGCTGACGCTGGTCCCGTGGCTGCGGCGGATCGAGTCGACGCTGAACGCGTTGGTCCCACGCGGCCAGTACGTGCGGTTCGACCCGGCGGGGCTGCTGCGCGGTGACATCAAGGCCCGGTATGCGGCGTACAACGTCGGCCGTCAGGGCGGGTGGCTGTCGGTGAACGAGATCCGGGCGCTCGAGGAAATGGACGAGGTCGACGGCGGCGACGCCTACTTGCAGGCGCTCAACATGACGGCGGTCGGACAGGGGGGCAACGAATGAGTAACGGGACGATCGAGCGTCGGTACATTCCGGCAGAGTTCGAGACACGGGCGAAGGGCGACGAGGGGATCGTCGAGGGATACGCCGCGGTGTGGGACAAGCTGTCGAAGGATCTCGGCGGGTTCGTCGAGCAGTTCCGGCGGGGCACGTTCGCCAAGCACCTCGCGGACGGCGGGGAGGTCCACGCGCTGTTCAATCATGACCCGGCCGAAGTGCTCGGCCGGCGTGGCAACGGTACGAATGTCGTCAGTGAGGACGACACCGGCGTTCACTATCGGGTCGTCATCAACCTGCGGAAGCCGTCGGGTCGGGACCGGTTCGAGGACATCGACCGGGGCGACGTTCACCAGTCGTCGGTCGGGTTCCGGGTCGTGACCGGCGGCGACGATTGGGGTTTCACCGACCAGGGGTACCCGCTGCGGACAGTCACAGCGGCGGCGCTGCGCGACGTGTCACCGGTGACATTCCCGGCATATTCGGACACTGAGGTCGACGTCGCGTTGCGGTCCCTGTCGGATGCGACGGGTATCGAGCTCTCGGCGATCGCCGAAGCCGCCGAGTCGCGGGATCTCGCCGACCTGATCGCCGGGCGTCACAGTGACGACGGGGCGTTGGACAATGGCGACGATGGGGGGAACGGGCCGGGATCGGGTGCCGGCGGCGACAGCGGACAGCGTGACACGCATCGGTTGGCGATCGCTCGGCGTCGGATGGATCTCGACCAGTTGCGGCAGCGCGAATCGCACCGCGGAACCTGACGGCACGATCAAAGATCTGATACAGGGGGCATTGAAATGAGGATCGAACAGGCGTTGCTCGACAAGAGGGCGACAACCTGGGAAGCCGCGAAGGCGCTGCTGGACGCCGCGACGGATGAGGAGGAACGCGACCTGTCCGGTGAGGAACAGGCGTCGTGGGATGCGATGATGGTCGAGATCGGCCAGTTCGACGAGAGGCTCGCCGAGCTCCGGAAGGTCGCAAAGGGTGAGGCCGCTGCGAACGAGTTCCGCGACGAGCTGCGTGCAACGGCACAGACCGGCAGCATCATCGGCGACGAGGACCGGGGCACACCGACCGACGCGATGCAGCTCCGGGCGCTCAAGCCCGGTGGCGCCGGGATCGAGTTCCGAGATCTGAACACGTCGGACGATTCCGCGGTCATCAAGTCGGCTTTCCTGGGGAAGCTCCGCGAGCACATGACTGAGGACGCCGCGATTTTCGATCTCGGTGTGACGGTCATCGACACGACCGGCGGCGAGCAGATCAACGTTCCCAAGACCGCCACCTACCCGACGGCGGCGCTGATCGCCGAAGGGTCGGCGATCACTGAGAGCGAAGGCACGTTCGCGACGGTGCCGCTGAACGCGTACAAGTACGCGTCGCTGACACAGGCGTCGATCGAGTTCGTGACCGACCAGGCTGTCGACATCGAGGAACATCTCGCCAGGGTGTTCGGGAAGGCGATCGGGAACGGGTTCGGCGCTGATGCGATGACCGGTGACGGCTCGAGCAAGCCGCATGGGATCATCGCCGCCGCGACTTCTGGTGTGACGGGCGCGGCCGCGACGGCCGGTGTGCCGACGTATCCGAACCTGCTCGCGCTGGTTCATTCGGTCCTCCGGCCGTACCGCCGGCGTGCCAAGTGGGCGATGTCCGACGCAACGCTGCTGATCGTTCGTCTGCTCGTCGACGACAACGCGCGGCCGCTGTGGGAGCCGTCGGTCAAGGCCGGGGAACCGGATCTGCTCGCCGGGTATCCGCTCGTCGTCGACACCAACATCGCCGACGCTGCGGCCGACGCGGTGTCGATCGCGTACGGCGACTTCTCCGGGTACTACGTCAGGCGTGCCGGCGGGGTGCTGATCTCGGCATCGGACGACTACGCGTTCAACGCGGACCTGCGGACGTTCAAGGCGACCGCCAGGCTCGACGGTGCCCTGGTGGACACCAACGCGATCAAGACGTTCACCGGCGGCGCCGCTTCCTAGTAGCGGCCCGGTGACGGGGTAGGGCAAGGGATGAGACAGAGCGGTCCGGGGGGCGTATCGAGTGTCGGGCGCAGCAACCAAGCGTCGACCCGGTGCGATCTCTCCGGATCGTTCCGCGTGATACCGGCCGCCGGCGGCCGAGTGAGGGGTAACCG